AAGAAAGATGAGGCACAACCAGATTTTAAGAAACATACAAGAGGTTATCTACTACATAATACACAACCAGTTGATAAGATGACCGAAGAAGAAGCAATAGAATATTTAATAATGAAAGATATACCAGAACATGTATGGAAAGACTATGATAAGTCAAATCGTAAGAGACTAATAATTTGTAAAAAGAAAAACTTACCAAGTCATAGAACGTGGCGTAATGCTTGGAAGATTAATCAAGAGTTAGTAGCATAAGGAGAGAGAAATGACTACAATGATTCAAGATAAAGATGGAGTAATTGCTGCTGCTCCAGCATCAGTACCAGACAGGCATTTTAGAAATGCCTGGGTGTTTGATAATGATAAAGTAGCTATCACTGAAGATATTAATGCAGCAAAAGATATATTTAAAGATAAGATAAGAGAAGTAAGAGGACCACTACTCACCGCTGAAGATGTTGTATACATGAAAGCATTAGAAGAAGATGATGCAAGTGCTAAGACCGCTAGTGTTGCTAAGAAGAAAAAACTTAGAGATGCTCCAGCAGCGATTGCTATTACTAATGCTGATACAATAGATAAGTTAAAAGCCGCATGGGATGAGGATGTTTTAGGAACGAGTCCTTATAAATAGAATAAAATAAGGATTTAAAAATGGCAGTTCCAAGTTCACGAGCAACACTGATAGATTACTGTAAGAGAAGACTAGGTGAACCAGTTATTGAAGTCAATGTAGACGAAGATCAGCTGGAAGATCGTGTCGACGAATCATTACAGTATTATCGCGAGTTTCATTCAGATGCTACCGTAAGAACGTATCTTAAACACTTAGTTACAGCCACAGACGTATCTAATGAGTATATTACATTAGCCAGTAACATATTATTTGTTTCAAAAATGTTTCCCTTAGCAAGCTCATTTAATAATTCGCGTAACTTTTTTGATATAAAATATCAGATGATGTTAAATGACATCGCAGACTTAATGAACTTTGCAGGTGACCTAGCCTATTATGAACAAATGCAGCAGTATCTCTCTATGCTGGATATGAAATTAAACGGTCATCCACAAGTACAGTTTTCACGTCGACAAAATAGATTGTATATTTTTGGAGACTTTGCTGATGGTGATATTAAAGAAGGTGATTATATAGTAGCTGAAGTTTACACAGAAGTTAATGACAGTGATCATACTTCAATATTTAATGACATGTTTGTAAAAGAATATACTACTGCTTTAATTAAACAACAGTGGGGACAAAACTTAATTAAGTTTGAAGGCATGCAATTACCAGGAGGAGTCATTTTAAACGGAAGACAGATATATGATGATGCAACCGCAGAGATAGCAACTCTTCGAGAGAACTTGAGATTAGAACATGAATTTCCACCAGACTTTTTCGTAGGATGATATGTCAACAAATTTATATTTCAGTCAAAAAGTAAGATCAGAGCAGAACCTCTATGAAGATATAGTCATTGAGGCGTTGAAGACCTATGGTCAAGACGTATACTATTTGCCAAGAGATATTGTAAATGAAGATAAGATACTCGGCGACGATCCTGTATCAAGCTTTAACTCATCTTACATGCTTGAAATGTATATTGAGAATACCGAAGGATTTGAAGGTGAAGGAGATCTATTCACTAGGTTTGGCGTAGAGATAAGAGATGAGGCAACATTTGTCGTATCAAGGAGAAGATGGGCAGATACTGTTGCAAGGTATGATAATGAGATAACTGTTCAAAGACCTGCTGAAGGTGATGTAATTTATCTTCCTTTAAGTAAATCTTTTTTTCAAATAACACATGTAGAACATGAACAACCGTTTTATCAGTTAAGTAATCTTCCAGTATTTAAGATGAGATGTCAACTATATGAATACACCGGTGAAAATATGGACACCGGTATTGATGAGCTCGATGATCTTGAAGGTAAATATGCTTACAAGTACGTACTTACGTTGGACAATACCCGAGATAGTGCACAGGCTAGTGCTACGTTGAGTTCAGGCGCACTTCAAAGTCTTAACATTACTGATAGCGGAAATAATTATTTTACTAATGCTCCAACAGTTACAGTAATTGATTCAAATGGTGTTGGTGCTGCAATCGTAGCCACGATCGATAGTAATAATGGTAAAGTAAATGGACTCACTTTAACTAATCCTGGAACTGGATATTCAAATCCTACTATAAAATTTACCGATCCTAATCCTACTACGTTTCAGGTTGGTGAGACTATAACAAGCCCAAGCGGTGATACCTTAATGCGTGGAGAAGTCGTTAAGTATTCAGACTCAGATGATAAGTTACATATTATTCATGCAGGTGCTGATGATGGTAAGTATCACACCTTTGCTGCTAATAAGCATGTCGTTGGTTTAAAATCTGGTGCCGGTGGAGTTATAACACTTGTAGTTGAAGATAACCAACTTTCAAATAATGAACAAAATGCAGACTTTTCAACAGGTGCAGACTTTATTGATTTTAGCGAGTCTAATCCATTCGGCGATGTGAGTAATAACTAATGTTTGGTGGTCACTTTTATCATTCTAAAACTAAAAAGGCGGTAGCGCTGTTCGGCAGGCTTTTTAATAATATATATGTTATAAGACAAAATTCGTCTGGTGCTGTTATAAGCCAACTTAAAGTTCCACTATCATATGCGCCAAAGCAAAAATATCTTGAAAGAATAAGAGAAAATCCAGACTTAACAGAAGATACACAAGTTGCGCTTAAGTTGCCAAGATTATCTTTTGAGATCACTTCTATTTCATATGATGCGCAAAGGCAATTAGCTAAGGTAGGTAACTTTACCACTAATTCTTCCACTGGAGAAAACACTAAGAGACAAAGATTCTTTAATCCTGTTCCATATTCAATAAACTTTCAGTTAAACGCTTATGCTAAATCACAAGATGACGCATTACAGATTGTAGAACAAATACTTCCAACTTTTAATCCTCAGTACGCAATGACTATAAAACCTTTTGCTACAGAATTTCCTAGCTTTAAAGAAGACATTCAAGTTATAATACAAGGAGTGTCTTTTTCAGATGACTTTGAAGGAGCTATGGAACAGCGAAGAACGATAATTTACAGTATGGATTTTGAAATGAAACTAAGTTTTCATGGTCCAATCACAGACACTAGCATTATACGTGATGCTAGAGCAAAAGTATTTGATATTAAAGCTGGTCTTCAAGATTCAGATGTTGGATTAGAAACAATAATTGTTACACCTAATCCATCTGATGTTATAGGATTAGACGATAGTACTTTTGGATTTTCAACCAATATTTTAGATAGTGCGAGTTAAAAAATGTATGAATATAGATGTAAAGTAGTAAAGATAATTGATGGTGACACAGTTGACGTCGATATAGACTTAGGTTTTGGAGTGTGGATGCATAAGGAAAGAGTAAGGCTTTTTGGAATTGATACTCCTGAATCCAGAACTCGTGACTTAGAAGAAAAAAAATATGGATTAGCTGCAAAAAAGTTTTTAACTGGAATGTTAGATGATGACGGTGGCATAATATTAAAAACACATAAAGATAAAACTGGAAAATTTGGCAGAATATTAGGTGAGCTTTGGAGAACTACTAACTATGCTGATCAGTCTATAAATAACTATATGATTGATAAACACCATGCAGTGATGTACTTAGGTCAGTCAAAAGATGATATACAAGAGCAACATATAAAAAATCGAGAGTTTATTACATTAGATGAGTGATAAAAAAGACATAGATAAGTTCTTTCCTCCAGAAGAAAAGAATATTGATAATGACTATAAGTATTCTAGAGATACTTACTATGAGCTCGTAGAAAAAGGTAAGCAGAGCCTTGAGCTTATGATTGAGGTTGCTAGAGAAAGTGAGCATCCACGTGCATTTGAGGTATTATCTGGCATGATTAAGAATATATCTGATGTTAATGATAGACTAATGGACTTAAATAAAAAGAAGAAAGATATTGAAAAGAAAGACGAGATCAAAAAGATTGCCAATACTACAAATAATCTTTTTGTAGGGTCTACGACTGAGCTGCAAAAGCTACTTAAGAATGAATCGGATATAGTAAATGTCACTCCAAAACAGGAATGAAAACTATCTAGGTAATCCAAATATTAAAAAAGACGGTATTACCTCCAACTTCACAAAAGAACAAGTACTTGAATACGCAAAGTGTATGAAAGATCCTGTGTACTTTGTTGAACGATATGCTAAGATTATATCACTTGATAAAGGTTTAGTTTCTTTTAAGTTATATCCATATCAACAAAAGATGTTTAAGCAATTTGAGTCACATCGATTTAATGTGGTTCTGGCATGTAGGCAATCTGGAAAATCAATATCAGCGTGTGGATATCTCTTATGGTTTGCTTTATTCCAGTCAGAAAAGTCAATTGCCGTACTAGCAAACAAAGGCGCCACTGCTAGAGAGATGTTAGCGAGAATCACAATCATGCTCGAGAACATACCATTCTTTTTACAACCAGGATGTAAGGCTCTTAATAAATCAAATATTGATTTTAGTAATAACAGTAGAATTATTGCTGCTGCCACGACCGGCTCATCAATTCGTGGGTTGTCTATTAACTTATTGTACTTAGATGAGTTTGCATTTGTTGAGCGTGCAGCAGAGTTTTATACTTCAACATATCCAGTTGTATCATCTGGAGGAGACACAAAGATTATAGTAACTTCTACCGCAAACGGCATTGGTAATACATTCCATAAGATATGGGAGGGATCAATACAAGGAGTTAACGAGTATAAAAACTTTCGTGTTGACTGGCATGATGTGCCAGGAAGAGATGAGAAGTGGAAAGAAGAGACAATAAATAACACGTCGCAAATACAGTTTGATCAGGAGTTCGGTAATACTTTTTTTGGAACTGGTAATACTCTAATTAATGCTCAAACGTTATTAGACTTTAGAGCAAGAGCACCGTTAAAATATTTAGAAGGCGGGGACTGCTTAGTTTATAAAGAACCTATAAAGAATCATGAGTACATCTTAGTTGCTGATGTATCTAAGGGAAGAGGACAGGACTATTCATCTTTTTCTTTAATCGATATTAACGTTAGACCTTTTGAGCAGGTAGTTGTGTATCGCAATAATACTATCTCGCCATTACTCTTCCCTAATATTATATATAAGTATGCAAATGTCTACAACCAAGCATACTGTATTGTTGAGTCAAATGATCAAGGCTCAGTAGTATGTAATGGATTATACTATGACTTAGAATATGAGAACTTACATGTTGAGTCTGCAGTAAAAGCAAATGCTATAGGAACTGAATTAAACCGTAAGTCAAAGAGACTTGGTTGTAGTGCTCTTAAAGACTTACTAGAAAATAATAAGCTTAAAGTAGTTGATGAGCAGACAATATTAGAAATTTCTACGTTTGAGGCAAAAGGGCAGACATTTCAAGCATCAGTAGGAAATCATGATGACTTAGTTATGAACTTAGTTTTATTTGGTTATTTTGTGTCATCTGCATACTTTTCTAACTTAACTGACATTAACATAAAAGACATGATTTTTAAGCAAAAGCTTAAGGAGATTGAAGATGACATCGTTCCATTTGGATTTATTAATGATGGAACAGATATAATAAAAAGAATTGAACCTACTGATGAACATCCATGGGCTATCGAGTATGATAGAGATTTGTAATATTATAAATAATGGTAACAATTGAATATTCGTATAATGTTAACTCATAATTAAAGGAAATAAAAATGGCACTCTCAAATCCATCCGAATCACCAGCGGTTGTCGTCAAAGAGATTGACTTAACTGGAGGTGTGCCTAATGTCCAGTCAACTACAGGCGCAACTATCATTAATTCAAGATGGGGTACTGTTGAAGAAAGAGTAAGAGTAAGTGATGAGGCAGATTTAGTAGATAAGTTTGCATCTCCAGACTCCGCTACATCTATATCTTTTCATAGATCTTCTTACTTTCTAAGGTATTCTAATGCTCTTGAATTAGTAAGAATCATTGACAGCACTGCAAAAAATGCACGTTCAACTACAGGTCAGAGATTATCTGACAGTGATGGTACTTTACCATCAGAAGTAGTTAAAAATAGAACAGATTTTGATGCACAATTATCTGCATTAGATTCTGATAAGCATACTTTTGTTGCAAAATATCCTGGAGCATTAGGAAATAGTTTACAAGTAAGTATATGTCCTCATTCAGCAAACGACTCTGCGTTTAATCAGTGGGCATATAAAAATGAATTTGATGCCGCACCTGGCACATCAGATTTTGCTACAAAAAATAATGCAACAAACGACGAAGTTCACGTTGCAATAATAGACAAGCAGGGAAAATTTACAGGAACACAAGGAACGTTATTAGAAAGATATGCATTCTTGTCTTTAGGTAAAAATGCAAAGACAACTGCAGGATCTAATATCTTTGTCAAAGACGTCATTAACGACACATCTAAATATGCATGGTTAATTGATTTTGATTCAGATTTAAAAGGTGCTGGAGCTGGTACTAATATCGATAGTGGTGATAACTATACTAAAACTACAGGTACTACAAATACCGATATCGATTACAATTTTGCTAAAGGTGTTGACGTTGCAAGTTTGTCAACTGCAAATGTATTAACAGGCTTTGATCTTTTTGAAGATAAAGATCAAGTAGAAATTGACTTCTTAATAGCACCTTCTATGATTTCACGAACTGATCATACTACAGTGGTTAACGATCTAGTTGCAACTGCAGCATCGCTTAGAAAAGATTGTATCGTTGTTGCATCACCTGCAAGAAACGATATAGTTAATCAAACAAGTGCATCTACCATCGTAACAAA